TCGATCAAATAATAACAAAATCAGCTGTAGAACAATTAAAGTATGTAGATGCTTATTTTGAAGCTAACAAGTATAGACTTACTGGGGCTGATATATATGCTATTTATGGAACTGTTTTTTACCCATATATAGTTGGCGGTGGAAAAATATCAAAAAGTGATGATTTTATATTAGGATCAGAAAGGAGTAATTCATGGGCTAGAAAAGTAGGAGCGCAAAATCCAGGCATAAATGGAGGAAATCCAATAACTGTAAGAGTGTTTAAAAAGTATGTAGATTCATTATTCAAATAAAATGGGGTTCACAGATTTCAATAGCTATGAGAAGGATACAGTAATCCTTAATTCTGACAGGGTAATCCTGAACAGCAAGGACGATTCTGTGTTCATACTGTCCAAAAAGACAGTAGGTATGTCAGCTGCAGACTCTGTACACTTCGATATAGGCCCCAGAGGATCTAAGGATGGAAAGTATATGTTCATTGTTAATTCACCCTCAATACAACTTGGGTTGCCGGCTAACGGCATAAACGAACCAATAGCAAAAGCAGACTCAGTGATATCTTTCATTGATGATATAATAAATGCATTAAATCAATTCTCTACTAGCTTGGCTGCGGCAACAGGATTAGGTGTGGGAGTGTCAAAGCTTCCTGAGATCTCTATAGCTGCAAATCTATTAAAAATGAGATTAAATGGATTTAAAGAAAAGTATACTAAAGATAACTCTCCTATCAAATCAAAAGTATCTAAAACTATATAATGGCACTAGACTTAAATAAAGTAACATCACCAGATAGTGTCAACGGTACTATAAACGCCATATCAGGTGCTGTAAGTGATCCATTCGGATCCGCTATTCAATTAACCTTGAATAAGGTAAACTCCCTTACTGTAAACATTGAAAAGAAGATAGACCAGCTAGTAAAAGAGGTTGTAGAGAAGACTGATAGCAAAGGCAGGATATCACTACAAGGTAGTACTTTAGTAATAACTATAAGGAGAGAAGACCTAGCACAAGCCCAGGAGTTGCAAAAGAGGGTACAGGATAAGATAAAGTCAATAAATAAGACTATAACTATACTGAATACTGTTGTTAATACTCTAATAGCTATACAAACAGCTATAACTGTGTATAAAGCCTTATTAGACGCACAGGAGATAACATTGACTGCTAACCCAGCAACAGGTCCAATATTCCAAGTAGTTAAGCAAGGAATAAAGGTAATCTTCCTAAAAGAGATAATAAACCAGTACGTAAAGATATTAGGTAGGCAATTATTGCAAAACAGACAGATACTAGATAGGCTAATTAAAAAGTTTAGGTCTATTCAAGTATCTATAAAAATACAGGACGAAGCTGATAAAGGTAATTATGTAAGCACAGACATAGCTGAAGAGCTATTAGCCGATGACATGTTAGGAGACGGCATAACTTCTGATTATCAAGACTTTACAGATAATAACTTCAATCAATATATATTAAAGACAGAGAAATATGATAATAAGCAGCTGATAGCTAGGGCTTATGAGAAGGTTTCTGGTATGATAAAAGCCCAAACAGCTCCAAGTTATTTCTCAACCCCAGAAGAATTAATGGAAGAATTAAAGACAATTTTAAATATAGGATCATAAATCGTGTAACTAAATATTTATTAATATGACACAAGATGAATTAATGCTGTTTAAAGAGCTGGTTAAAGAAGCAGTTAAATCAGCTGTTAAGGATGCAGTTAGAGAAGAACTAGAATCTAGTTTTAAAAAAGACCTAAAAGAGGTAAAACAACTTTTGGCAAAATCCATTAAAGAGTCCAGAGAGATGGCTGCACAACCGACATCTCAACAGTCTTATCAAAACCCTGAAGATTTTAAAACCAAGCTTAGAGAAGCTGTTGGATCTGATTTTAGTAGGAGACCGGCAACTTCGTACACAAGTACGCCACAACAACCAGCAATGCCTCAGATAAGTGAAGAGGCAGGAATGGCAATGTCTATGAATGGGTCTCTTCCAAATGTGGATGCGCCTATTCCTTTTATAAATAAATCATCTATTATGTGGAAAGACATGAAAGAAAAAATAGGATAGTATGAGAAGACGCATAGAGTATACGGTAGATAGCAGTGCTAGGAATCCAAATAGGGGTCTTGGCATAAAACTGCCATTTAATACTCATAATGTATTCACTATAAACTATAATACTAAAGATCAAGTAAAAAGTAACCTAACTAACTACATGCTAACAAACAAAGGAGAGAGGCCGTTTAATCCTGAGTTCGGAGCTGATTTAAGGAAACTATTATTTGATCAGACTTATGATTTTACAAATGCAAAAGAAGTTCTTTTAGATGACTTAGGTTTATATTTTCCAATGATAACTGTTAATAATTTAGATTTCACAGCTGATCTACAGAGAAATCTGCTTAATATAAAGTTAGACTACTCTATAAAAAAAGATGCTGATACAATACTAATACAAATAACCTAATGACACAAAAGGACATAAAGTATATAAACAAAGATTTTACCAGCTTCAAAGAGGCGCTAGTAGAATATGCCAAAAGCTATTTCCCAACGGTATACAATGACTTCACTGAGGCAACTCCTGGGAACATGTTTATTGAGATGGCTTCGTATGTAGGGGATGTTCTATCTTTTTACGTAGATAAGCAAACTCAAGAAAACTTTCTTCTATTTGCACAAGATAAGCAAAATCTTATGTCCATGGCATACGCCTTAGGCTACAAACCAAAAGTAGTTAGCACAGCTACTGTAGACCTAAATGTATACCAACAAATACCTGCAATAATAAACTCAAGTGTTGCTTCTCCTGATTATTCATATTCTTTAATAATTGATAAAGAAGCAAAGGTAAAATCATTTACCAACAGTGATGTAGTGTTTGTAACTCAAGACTCAGTAGACTTTAGTTTTTCTTCTTCTTTCGATACAACAGATGTCAGTGTATTTCAAATAAACAATAGCACAAACCAACCGGAGTATTACTTACTAAAGAAAAAAGTAAAAGCAATAGCTGGAACTATAAAATCTCAAGACTTCACTTTTGGAACAGCTATTAAGTTTGACAGCGTTACTCTACAAGATACCAATGTAATACAAATATTGGATATCATAGATAGCGATGGTAACAAGTGGTATGAGGTACCATACTTAGCTCAGAATACTGTATTCCAAGAAGTAAAGAACAATGAGCTTAATGATCCATTCTTATCTCAATATAACAATACTACCCCGTACCTGCTAAGATTAAAAAAAGTTAGCAGGAGATTTGTAAGCAGATACAATGAATCAAGTCAATTATCAATAGAGTTTGGATCCGGTATATCTGGAAACCCTGACGAAGAGATATTACCAAATCCAGATAATGTAGGTATGGGCCTCATAGACTCCATATCTAAAGTATATGCCGCATATGATCCTTCTAACTTTATATACACAAAGGATTATGGTCTTGCCCCAAACAACACTACCCTGACTGTAAGGTATATAGTGGGAGGTGGCGCACAAACAAACGTACCATCCAATGATATATCGCAGGTGTATGAGGTAAACACAACAACAGTATCCCTAAACCCAACTACTTTAAATCAAGGACTGTTGGGATATATACAAAGATCGGTATCTTTTAACAATGACGCCCCTTCCTCTGGTGGAGGTGACGGAGACACTGTTGAAGATATTCGTCTTAAGACAATGGCAAGCTTTCCTACACAACTTAGAAATGTAACCAAAGAAGATCATATTATAAGGGCATTGAGTATGCCGCCTAAGTTTGGTACAGTAGCTAAGGCTTATATTACACAAGATCTTGCGCTAGGTCAAACAGATACCATGCCGGATTATATAGACAATAATCCTTTGGCTTTGAGTCTTTATGTATTATCTTATGATGCAAACAAGAGACTAACTGAGGCTTCTTTAGCAGTAAAGGAGAATTTAAAAAACTATATATCTCAGTATAAGATAATGACAGATGCTATAGCTATAAAAAATGCATACTATATAAACATAGGAATAAATTTCGATGTAGTAGTACTGCCTTCATACAATAGCAGGGAAGTGCTAAACCAATGTTTAAATGCAGTAAGAGACTATTTCAACATAGATAAGTGGCAGATAAACCAACCGATACTTTTATCAGAACTGACCAACATAATAAGTTGTGGAAACATAAAAGGAGTTCAGAGTGTAATAAAAGTTGAGATAGTAAATAAATACGGAGAAGTAAATGGATATTCAAAATATGGGTATGATATTAAAGGCGCAACCAAAAATAATATAATATACCCTAGCTTGGATCCATCTATTTTTGAAGTTAGGTATCCTAATACTGACATCTACGGAAGAGTTGTAACATACTAAAAATAATATAAAATGCAATTATCTAAACATTTGGTACTAGCAGAGGTAACCAGGAGTGAATCAGCAAAAAGAAAAGGAATAAGCAATATGCCAACTCCTCAACACATAGAAAATTTTAAACTGATAGCTGAAAAGGTTTTTGAGCCAATCCGTGAGCATTTTAAAGTGCCTATACACATCTCTTCTGGATACAGAAGTAAGGAGCTCAATGCTGCTATTGGGGGAAGTTTGACCTCTCAACATTGCCAGGGAGAAGCCCTTGATCTGGATATGGATGGCACCTCTGTAACTAATAAGCAAATATTTGATTATATTAAGGATAATCTTGTGTTTGATCAACTTATATGGGAGTTTGGAACTAAGGACAACCCAGATTGGGTACATGTGTCTTATGAGTCAACAGGAAAGCAAAGAAAACAAATACTACGTGCTACTAAAGTAAACGGTAAAGCAGCATACTCTGCTTATTAATATAAATAAAAATGGCTGTATATAAAATATTTGCTGAAAAAGACACTACTCTGTACTCGGATTATGGTACACTAAACTCTGGTATGGATCCTATTTTGGAACTGACTAAGAATACTAGTCTACTATACCCATCGCAGTCATCAGCAGCAAGATTCTTATTAAAGTTTGCAGACGATGATATATCGGAAGTTGTAAGCAATTATATTGGTACGGCATCTTTTAGCAGTAGTATAAAACTATATTTAGCAAACTCAACCGGACTACCTACTGATTACTCAATAGAGGTGTTCCCTGTATCTGGTGTTTGGGATATGGGTACTGGCAGATTTGGAGACAGTCCAATACCTACCAATGGTGCATCTTGGTTGTATACGAAATCGGGAAAAACAGTCCCTTGGGCCCTTGCAAACTTCTCTGCTGGAGTAACCGCATCATATACGAGCATAAATTCAGGAGGGGGTACTTGGTATACTGGTTATAAGTCTACGCAAGATTTTGGAATATACACAAATAAAGATGTTAATATAGACGTATCTTCTGCTGTAAAAGCCTTTGTATCTAGTTCTATCTCTAATCAAGGATTCTTAGTAAAGATATCTGGATCATTAGAATTTAATGAGGCCTACAACTTCACTCTTAACTATTTTGGAAGAGACACAAACACTGTGTATCCTCCAGTTTTAGAGTTTAAGTGGGATGATTCCAAATACTCTATATCTGGATCTTCTGTAACTGGAGTAGGATCGCAAGATGTAAGGATAGCATTAGCAAACAACAAAGGAGAGTTCAACCAAGATGAGATACATAGATTCAGACTCAACGTCAGAGATTTGATACCTACTAGAACATACGCCACCTCTTCTATATACACAACCCAAAAGTATCTACCATCTAGCAGTTACTACTCAATAAAGGATGTAAAATCAGATATTACAGTAGTAGAGTTTGATAATAAGTACACAAAGATTAGTGCAGATTTACAGGGAAACTATTTTGATGTTTATATGTATGGGCTTGAACCAGAAAGGTATTACAAGATACTTATAAAGACAGTGATTAGTGGATCTACTTTAATATTTGATGATCAATACTTTTTTAAAGTAACAGAATAATGGGGGAGCAAGTAAACATAGTTAGAAAGATATACGGCAAGAATACATTTACAAATGTGGTAGATGTAGAGTTTAATCAGTTAGTGCCTAAAGAACCAACAGATATAACTCAAACTCCAGCATCTGTAGATAGCTTCTTTAGTGATTATGATACTTTGTTTTATGATATACCTCCTAGTGGATCTGAAAACTCTCATACTGAACTGGTAAAAAGAAGCGGAGAGTATATAGGTTTAAGTATAGATGATTTAAGAGAAGAGATAGCAAATTTAAGAGATGAAAACGTGTCACTAAAGACACAGATAGTATCACTTACAAACCCGACTAAATAATGGTAACGTCTGTAAATAAGATAAATGTTAGTTTTGATAAGTACGATACTATAGACTCATCTCTTATAGCTTCTAGAGATTATATAAGACAGTTTGGTTTAAAGGAAGATTATGTAGAGTATCATGTATATACTAAAAACGGTAGTTTACTTTACTCAAATTATAATTATACAGAGTACAGAATACCGGCAACTTTACAAGGATCTGAAAACACGTACACAGAAGAGTTAGAGTTCTTCCCTGGCAGTGTAGTAGAATCACTTGGGTTTACATATGGAACATATAATGTTCAGTTCAATGTATATAGGAAGAAGATAGTAGATATTAATCAAAAGGTGTTCTTTATAAAAGAAATATCTAATGATCGTAAGGAACTTAGAATATCTTCTAATGACTTGTCTAATTTGACCATAGAAGAAGGTGTTATAAACTTTTTATATGAGATACAAACAGCATCCTACTTTAAAGATTTTCTTTTAAACTTTGGGGACAACAATATAATAAATGCTGTAAATATAGCATTAGATAAGAACACAGATCCATATAGTGTATTGATAAAACTATATCAACCACTCCCTAGTGAGTTTGGTATAAAGTCTTCTTTTTGGTTCGTAGAAGAACTATCAGAAGCTTCTGTTTTTGAGGTTAACCTAGCCCCTCAACCTATACAAACAAGTATCCCTTTTCTAAAGTCAGCTAACTTTGATATAGAAGTAGATGAAAATTCTATAAAGCCATCTGACTATACTAACATAAATGATCTACTATCAAATCAATCTCTTGGCGCTTACCAAGAGTTGCTAAATGCATTAAATAAAAAGGGTATACAAATAAACGTAGACTACTCAGACTATGGCGATTTTGTACACTTCTCTTCTGCAAAAGAAAGATTATTAAACTTTAGATACAAGATAGAACTAGTAGAAGCGTACCAATCAGACATAAACGCAATAAAGACTACTACAAACTATAACACATCTTTCAACTCTAGTGCAAGTATAACTTCTCTACAGGGAAAGATAGATAACATAGTTACCAATTTTGACGGATATGAAACCTATCTTTACTATACATCAGAATCTTCAGCATGGCCAAAGTCAAATGCGTACAAGCCTTATACTTTATACTCTTCTACTTCTAGTGAAGTAGAGACTTGGTTAGGATCAGATGATTATGATTCTATACTATATGGTGGCCAGTTAAACTCAGCATCTATATATGATTTAGAAAACCAAGACAACTTATCTTATATTGTACCAGAGTACATATCTGTAGATCCTGTAAATGATGGATACACTCTATTCTTAAACATGGTAGGCCAGCATTTTGATAATGTGTGGATATACATGAAGAGTATTACAGATCTTTATAAAAACAATAACAATCTTAATAAAGGAATATCTAAGGACCTTGTTTACTATGCTCTAAGGTCTCTTGGTATAAAACTATATAATTCAAAAAGTAGTGAGAATCTATTTCAATATCTGATAGGAAGCTCTGTATCCGGAAGCTACTCTCCTACAGGATCATCTTTTGATACGTTAGTAACAGCATCAGCATATACTATACCTGGACAAGACATACAAAAGGAGACTTTAAAGAGGATATATCACAACTTACCTCTTCTATTAAAATCTAAGGGTACTGCAAGGGGATTAAAGGCCCTTATATCGTCTTTCGGAATACCTGATACTATCTTGTCAGTTAATGAGTTTGGGGGCGCAGATAAGCTTAATAACACCGTAGAATACACCTACGATAGATTCTCGTACGCCCTAAACATGTCAGGGTCCTATGTAAAGGCTTATTGGGGGGCTGAATATGATTATCCTACAGGATCTGTTACTGATTATGTTCCAAATTCACTAGAGTTTAGATTTAATCCAGACAAAGATTACTACTACTATACATCTTCTTTATTCGATGTTACTCTAGACAGCAATGGAAGAAGGACTATGTATGCAAATATGTACCCAGATTCAGCTATTGGGTATCCTTATAGTGTGGTAAATTTCTACCTTAGCGGTAGTGCCGGAGTATCTAAAACTTCTATATCCCTTCCTATATTCATGACTGCCTCCTCTGGAGAGTCTTTGTGGTGGAATGTGATGGTCAAGAGAAGAAATGAGTACGATGTAAACACAAATAATCAGGACCAATATTACGATCTATATGTAAAGAATAAGATAGGTATAAGGATAGGTCATGAAGCGTCTGCTAGCATATTTGCTGAAGGGGCAACATCTTCTTCTTACAACTATAGCTGGAATAGAGTATCACAGTCTCTTTATCTAGGTGGAACTGGTTCTAAATTTGTAGGTAGCCTTCAAGAGCTTAGGTATTGGACAACTCCTCTATCTGAGTCTGTTTTTGATTATCATACATTAAACCCAGAATCAATAAGAGGAAACTATAGTGGATCTTCATATGATGAATTATCTGCTAGATTCCCTCTCGGTAATAACCTATATACCTATAACCACAACACAACAGGATCGGTGTATTCTGTACAGCCAAATTATAAAGAAAGATCCTATATAACTGGAGGTACCGAAAAGTCTGCCAGCTTTGTAGGTTTTTCTAATGAGAATAACTATATACCTAATGATGAGGAGTATGTAACAGATACCCCTAATATGGTGTATGCCACGCCAGTAAATCAAAAAGTTAGGATTATAGACAACTATATAACTGGTAGTGTTTTGTCACCATTTATAAGATTGGAGGATGAGTCTCAAATATACACAACAAAAGATATCCACTTTATAGATGCTTCTTTCTCTCCACAGAATGAAACGAATAAAGATATAATAGGTCAGTATGGAAACTCAATAGATATAGATGAGTATATAGGAGATCCTAGAGATGATTATAAAAAAGAGTATCCAAACTTAGTATCTCTAAATAAAGAATACTACGACAAGTATTTTAGAAATTACAACCTTGCAGATTATATAAGACTGATAAAGTTTTTTGATAACTCATTGTTTAAAATGATCAAAGACTATGTCCCTGCTAGGTCTAGCATACAGACTGGTCTTACAATAAAATCTACTTTACTTGAGAGGTCTAAAGCAAAAAGAGCTGAGACAATTTTAACTGAAAATTATAATTACAAAGAGGGTGAAATAGCAGCGGGAGATATTACAGCGAACAGTATATACACAAGCGGCTATGCAGACGGCAGTGATTTTTATACAGGTCAGCTGTCAGGATCTTTAATTGACATTAATAATATATTTGCAGAGAAGAATTATAATCCGTATTTGTTATACACCTCTAGTATAGATCATAACTTTTTTGATAGGAGTGTATACAACACAACTATTAATAATGTGTCAGCTAGTCAAATATCTAAAATATTTAAAAAGATTAACCCATACCAGTTTGGGATGCTTGAGCCAGTAGAGATAATGGATGAAAACTACTCAGACCCAAGATATACTAGACCGAGATACGATGGATCTAAAACTACTAGTTCTATATATAATTTTTACACCCCAGGAGATTACTCCTATGGTAAAACTGCTGCTATAGATTTTAACTCAGAAAAGTTTGCATTTGCTAATAGTATTAATAAGAAGAATCTTAATTTTTATGACAAAACAACCGTTAATATAAAATATCTTATAGATGCTACAGGGTCAATAACTGAATTGTCTAGAAGAAACTATCATATTTTTGAAGTTCAAAATATTTACAAGAAGGGAGATCTTGTTAACGTTTCATTAATGGATAAATTAAATCCTACAAATCAATCTTCATTAGATGGGGATAAGGTAATATGGGAAGGCGGGTTTAATTATTCTCCTATACTCTTTAGAGATATTAATGAAGATTTAACATTTACATACTTAGAGCCAACAGAAACAACAGAAAAAAGACTAGGATTAAAAGCCATTAATCTAGATGGATATGTTTTTGAAACATACGGTGACACAAACGCAGAATTTGTAGATCTTCCAAATAATACCAATGTATTTTTTAGAATAAACGGGGCTGCTCAAACAGGTATAACTTTTTCTCAAAAAAGAGTACCGAGTACTAGTTGGCCTTATTTAAAAATGCCTTTAACTGATTATATAGCTTCTAGTACTTTATACAAAGATTATACAAATTCCTTACGAAATATAGGGTTTAAAAACTATATATTTGGAGACGACGCTTCTTATTATTCTTTAGATTGGTTTATACCATTTAGCACTGCAGAGACAGATGGAGGTTATATAACTAATGATTTTACTGGAAAACTAACAGTAGTACAGTCAGGAACTGAGTATTATTCATATGTAACAGCTCCAAGAACATCTACTTATAAAGTGAACATAGACTTACCTATAAAAGTAAAGGTTAAAAATCCAGAAGGATCTGGAGGGAGGCCGGAAGAAAAGGGACCAGCTATTGTAAAAATAATAGGTATTCTAGAAGTTCAAAAAGCAGGATCATCAACATGGGACTATTTAGATACTAGCGACGCATCTAATCCAATTCCTTACGGATATACTACTTTTACTGCAACAAATATACCAATAGCATCTGGAGGCGAGTCTAGTACAGGAACAACTAGAGCACTAGTTAATGAAAGTAAAGGCTTCTTGTATTTCCCAGAAGAGACTATAGGAGGGACTTATAATGGTAACTTAATAAGTCCGTACTTTGAAGGAAAGTGTCAATTGTTCAATAAAGAAGTAAAATTAAACCAAAACGATAAATTAAGAGTTAGATTCTACTTTGCGGAAGTAACAACGTTTTTTAGAAGAAGTGAAAATATTTATTTTGAAATGCAACCTGGAACTACGTCCCAGGCGTTTTTCGAGGTATGGGACAAGGTAACAGCAAATACTACCCAAGTAACAACAACGACTATAGGAGTAGACCCTCTACACCCAATAATAATAGCATCCTCAGATAATAAAACTGTAGTTTTTAATGAAGAAGCGTCCTTATTATGGAAACAAGGTGTTATCTTTGAACCACAGGATCCGTCTAACCCAGCTTCTATAAGTAACAGTTATAGTGCGGTAGAGTATCCATTCAACGTTAAAGTTTATGATGTCATAAGGTTTACTCAATTTAATGCCATAAAACCTGATTATTATACAGTATTAGAGGTTATAGAACCTCAGATACAGGCTATATCTTCAGGAACTATAACAACATATGTAGTAACCAGACCAGCTGCCATAGTGTTAGATAGAGAGTATAACCCTAATCAGATATCTGGAGCTAGCTTTGCAATTTTAAGGAAAACAGAGGATGAAACGGTAATAATATTGGACTTCAAAAAGAAAGATGGCTTACCATCTAATGCCTTTATGATACCATATAATATCAAACCAGAGATTAAAAAAGAGATAGGAAACATAGTAGCTCCTCTTAAGGATACCATCCTTTCTAAAGTTCTAATCATAGGATAACCTAAAATGATAAATCTTAATATTTATATATACAAATTACAAAAATGGGATATTTAAACAATAATGTAGTAACTGTCGATGCAATTTTGACTAAAAAAGGCAGGGAACTCCTAGCCAGGAACGATGGGTCATTCAGGATTACACAGTTTGCAATGGCTGATGATGAGATAGATTATACGTTGTATAATACAACACACCCCTCAGGCTCGGCTTTTTATGGAGAAGCTATAGAAAACCTACCCCTATTAGAAGCATTCCCAGATGAGAACCAAATTATGAAATATAAGTTGGTAACACTTCCTAGAGGAACAAGCAAACTCCCAGTTATAAATGTAGGGTATGCTAGCATAGTTCTTAAGCAAGCGGCTTCAATAGTGATAACTCCACAGACTTTGAACTATTTAGGAGCTACATCTACATTCGAACCTAGCGGATATGTAGTAACTGTTGGAGATGCAAGATTATTGTCTACCTTTACAGGTATAGGAATAGACACGACTAATCTTGGCATATCTGATTTAAACACTACTACGGGAACTCAAATAAGCAAGACTGCCATTGGAACTTCATTTACTTTGGTAGGTACCACAATAGATACCCTATTTGGTAGCACATTAACAAGTCTTAGCACAACCATAACTGTAGTAGGAAGAGATTCAGGTGCTAGAATTACTATTCCATTAACTGTAAAAAAGAATAAATAATGTCATTCATACCATTTCAAGATGATGATAGTGTAATAAGTTCAGAGGCTATAACGGCCCCTATATGGACGGCTAACGTATACAATCTAACAGCATCATACACAGCTAGTACTCAACAAACTGATAATACTGGAAAGTATTATCTAAATGTATATAACCTTCTATACGGAAGTGATGGGTCTGAGGTACAATATTCTGTTGCCTATGGACATATATCAGGTAGCGGATCTGCTGTATTTAATAGCCTAGTAGATGAAAAAACTCCTACCAGAGATATATACGGACAGTTTAGAAACTTAGTGTACGGAGATGAAGGCAGTGTGTTTAATTTCGGTGGAAATGGAGGTGTATCTAGAGACATATTTGCAATAAATGTAAATAGATCTAGATATAAAGAAAAGATTAATACAGGTACTTGGAACTTAGCTCTAAAGAATGGTAGTAGCTATATATACTTGACCGACAATAGTAAAGACACTTCTGTAAATAGTTTTATTGGTGGAAATAGAGTGTACTATATTGTAAGCGGATCAAACGGTAGCAGCTACAATACATCATCAATACAGACCGATAGCGGCAGCTACGGATACTTCTTCCCAGATATGGGGGTTTATATTCTAAACCCAAGAGCTCTGGCTCTATCATATGCTAACGGAGGAATAGGAATGACTATAGACGAAACAAATGCAAAATCATATACAGCCGTATATAATATAAATGCAGATAGATTATATAGAGTAATCAATTCTGGATCATTATTTCAAGCAAAAAGCGAAGAGACTATATCATCTAGATACTTCTTTGTAAATGCAAAAAGCTCTCAGTTAAACTATACAACAAACCCATCTATTATAGATGAGAATGGAAATGTACTATACTCAATACTAATTGACAATCCGCAGGTATTTCCTACAACTATAGGATTATATAACGATGCTAATGAGCTTTTGGCTGTTGCTAAATTAAGTAAACCTTTGCCAAAAGATTTCACCAAGCAGATAACATGTAGAGTCAAATTAGAATTTTAAATTCGAGATGACTACATATGTCGGCATACAAACGTTTATATAAGTCAGATATAGCTAACATTCCATACTTAGCAAATAAAAATTGGAGTGTTAGTGTATGTGATTTAGAGTCTTATGGAATTAGAGTATACAATGGTGTAAAAACCGGCAGTATATTCGACTATAATAACGATATCAAGACCAATAATGAGTACGATAGATTGGTTTATGATTCAGTAAACCATTTGTATTATCAGTCATTTTCTGGGTCTTATCTAGATAATTCATCAAATTTAGAATCATTAAACTACGCTAGCGCATCTATATATAGGCCTTCTGGGTCCTATTATGATTATACTCCTCAAGGGTATATGATCAAAGATTTTCCTAGTGGATCTGATGCCACCATTAAAGTATTATCCATATCTAAAGAGGTATTCAGCACGTCAGTAAAAAAAATATCCTTTAATATATCTACATCCTTCATGAATTTACAGGATGATGGAAAAGGTAACATATATGATGTCGCAGCAGTAAATACTTTAGTTGGTAATATATTTTATGAGCATGGGTTGATAATAATCACCCACCCAGATTATCAGAGTATATTTCCAATACCTCCATATGCAAAGGATGATTACATATCTTTTTCATCCTCTACGTCTCCTAAAATAATAAGTCCTTTAGTAAATGATAATACTAAAGGATGGACTGCTTTGACTGGATCAATAGAGTTGTCAGGCTCTGATGTTTCTTATTTTTCTAATAATGGTAACGGAACTGTAACTCTAAATAGTAGTGTTATAGGAACCTATACAACTAAGTATAGATTCTCTACTAGTATCTCTGGTAGTAGCTGTATTCTTAAATCAAACTATGCAACTATAGAAGCTAAGGTTTCTAAACCACTGTGTAAGTTTATAGTATATGCTATATACTTAACCCCAACTCCTACACCTACGCCTACTTCTACTCCAACATCAACACCAACAGCTACACCTACTCCAACATCAACAGCTACTCCTACTCCAACATCAACAGCTACTCCAACACCACTACCAGCTACAGCTACACCACTACCAGCAACGGCCACTCCTATACCAGCTACAGCTACTCCATTACCAGCAACGGCAACTCCATTACCAGCAACGGCAACTCCGTTGCCAGCTACAGCTACTCCTACTCCTACACCTACTCCTTTACCAGCAACAGCTACACCAACGCCAACTCCTGCTTACACTTCTTTCTTATTAGCGTATAGCAGTCTTAGCGGCCTAGAGGCATGTGGTAGGTACCCTACTTTATTTACAAATACCTATTATGCGGCACCAGGAACATCTGTTTTGGCTAACGGAGTTATATTGTATCAGGATAGCGGCTTAACAAGCCCTGTAGGAGATGGATTCTATTCTAATGGCATTAATTATTGGAATACATCTGCTTTTGCTGGAAACTTACAAAACCAAACTAACTGCGGCACTCCTACCCCTACTCCATTACCAGCAACGGCAACTCCGTTGCCAGCTACCCCTACTCCATTACCAGCAACGGCAACTCCGTTGCCAGCTACAGCTACTCCTATACCAGCAACGGCAACTCCTACTCCTACTCCTACACCTACACCTACCCCATTACCACCTACACCTACACCTACCCCATTACCACCTACAGCTACACCTACCCCTACACCTACCCCTGAACCTCCAACAGCTACACCTACTCCTACACCCACTCCCACTCCTACTCCAACACCTGTGCCTATAGTGTATAGTTTATCAGCAAATACACCGGCAGATGCGTGTAATGTGGTCTTAGGATGTACCAATGTTAATTTATCATTTGGAGGAACTGCTACACTGTGTCTATGCACTAACATATTTATACTAGTGTCTAGCCAGGCTTGCTTTGATGCTGAAGTTGATAATAACGGAACTTTCTGGTTATCTGATGGGGCAGACTCTAGAGAATTTACAAGAGATGGAACTAACTTTACTGCAACACCAACAGGGGCATTTAATTGTGTAAGCTGCGGTGGTGAGGGATCCTAATATAATATTATAGTAAAAATGTAGTAAAGTGTGTAAAAAATACTATATTTGTCATTATTTTTAAAAAAGTGTTATGGATAAAATATTTGTACAGATAGCAAGCTATAGGGACCCACAATTAATACTTACTATAGATGACATGCTATCTAGGGCTAAAAACCCTGAACGACTTACATTTGGAATATGCTGGCAATACGATGAAGAAGAAGATACCGAAATCTTTGATGATAAGCCAAACTTCCGTATAAAAAAATACCACTATAGCGAGAGTGCAGGATTAGGATGGGCTAGAAACGTCACCAACAGCTTGTATGATGGAGAGAAATACACATTACAAATAGACAGTCATCATAGGTTTGTTGATGGGTGGGATGAGATAATGATGGAAGACTATGCACAGGCTTTGGAAGTGTCTGAAAAGCCTATTATTACCACATACTGTACTCCGTTTGATCCAGAAGAGTGCAGATGTAGTTATGAAAAATTGCCATCTTTAATGTCCCAGTATGAGTTTTCATATGATAAGCTTTTAATGAGCATGCCGTGGTATATTCAGGATTATAAGGAGAGAACCAAAGTAATAAAAGCAAGAACTATCAGCGGTCATTTTTATTTTGTAGACGGTAAATTTATAGACGAAGTTAGGTATGACCCAGACATTTATTTTGGTGGATATACTGAGGAGACTACTTTAAGCGTAAGAGCCTTTACGCACGGATATGATATGTACAGCCCATATAGAATGGTTATGTGGCACGAATACACTAGGAATTATAGGCGTAAACATTGGGAAGATCATGGTTTAGAAAGCGCCACAAAAAAGACTTCAGGAGAAAGAGATATATATGCCAGAAATAAGACTAGGCAACTATTTGGTCAAGAAGATCATGGAATAGATATGGGTATATACGGATTAGGAACAGCCAGAACTTTACATGATTACGAAGTATATGGAGGTTTTGATTTTAAAAATTGTAGAATACAAGACTACACTATTAAAGTTAAAGAACCGCCAAACCCAATAGATTGGGAAGAACAGTTTAAGACATATAAATACGATGTAACAGTTGACTGGGATATAGAGTTTTTCAAAAATTTAGAATTTAAAAGTCCCCAATTCATAACACTCGGAATACAAACAAAATCTGGATTGGAATTACATAGAAAAGATTTTAATGTAGACACGCAACCAGAGTATGTTAACCTTACAAAAAATGAATATACAGTCACAATAGACTCTCAAGACAAACCAGGTAAGATAGTAATGTACATGTTTGATGAAGAAAAAAAGTGGAGTGATAGATACGAAAAAGATATTAATGTATGAGAATATTATTTGTTGTAACAGGAAACGGGTCAAGAAGTAATTTTATAACCGGTCATAAAATGAGATATGACAAGGCGGGTTTATCAGGTACTGACACCTCTAGCATACTTGTTGCAGAATATCTAGCAAATAATGGCCATGAAGTAGTAGTAGCAGTAGAAGAGTCAGGAGATAATCTAAAAGAAGATAGAAACAATAGAGGGTATACCTTTAATCCAGGTAAGGAAATTGTTAACGGGGTAACATATACTTATATACCAAATTTAGAAGGTATTGAAGATGTTAACTTTGACATACTGGTCAACTGTTTATGGTTTGGTGAGTATGATAATTTGAATGCAAAAATAAAAAGAGGAGTTTTTTATTGGTGTCATCTATCATGGGGATATTATATGGCAGAGTTAAAAGATTATGCAATTAAACATAATTTAAAAGTTGGATATGTTAATATATCAAAATGGGCTAGAGAGCATCATTTAGAAAATATAAAATACTTAGAAGAAAATATACCAACTGTATACGAAACTGTTATACCTAATCCAATGACACTTGATGTAATGAAAGAAGTGTTGGATAAGAAACTAGAAAGAAAGCATAAGAAAGTAGTGTTCCCAGCTCAATGGTCTAGAGGAGGAGATGTAGCTTTAAAGGCTGTAAAAGAGTTAGGATGGGATGAAAATTTTGTAGCATTTGACTATGTTAATTTAGGAAATGGGATAGATAAAGAAACATTATTTACTGAACTAGCCACGAGTGATTATTTTATATTCCCACAATACACTCCAAATGAACATGTGTATAAAGATGTTCACTCTTGTGCAATGGGAGAGGCTTTAGGTATGGGAGTAATAGTAGTATCATATCCTTTAGGATCCCATGAAGAGTATTATGGAGGATATTATTATAAGCTAGATTTTCCTCCGAATATAGATATGGAAAGAATGATGAGTGAGAGGGTTACACATGAGCCTAAGATGGATTACATAGATAATATTGTAGAAAAAGTAAAACAGATAGAAGAGAACATAGAATTAAAAGAAAGTATGAGAGATAAGAGTATATCTTATATTTTTGAAAACTTTGACATAAAAAAGATAGGTCCAATGTGGATTGATTTTATAAATAAATTTTAAAAAATATGAATCCTTTTGATTTTTTTGATAAAATATTCTACATAAATCTAGAAGAGAGAACAGATAGAAAAGACCATATAGAAAAATTATTTTCTAAGTTTGGCATAAAAGCAGAAAGATTCCCAGCAATAACACTATCTCCTGAACAAAATGAAAGTATTAAACAAGATGGTTGTTTTTTTAGAAACGATGAAAGACCTGAACATGCCAGGTTTACAAAATCTTGTGCTTTATCACACATAAATGTAGTACTTAGAGCAAAATTAATGCAGTATAAAAATGTACTAATTTTTGAAGATGATGTTACATTACATGATGATATAATAGAGGAGTTATCTAAAACAATAGAAGACTTAAAGATAAGGGAAAGATGGGATATGTTTTATATAGGTTGTAACCCATTAATATACCAAAAGGTAACAGATAACCTAGGCAGGTCATTAGGCGCACTATCAGCACATGCATATGCAGTTAATAATCATTTTTATGATAAAATATTAAAAATACCGTTTAAACATATACCGGTAATTGACATATGCTATCATGATCTAGCCCTAGACCATCAAAATAATTTATATATGTGCAATAAAAATCTAGCTTGGCAAATCCCAGGGTATTCTACCCTAGAAGAGACTCAAGTGGATTACTACCCATCTGTGCAAGCAAGGTATGATAATAACATGATTTTATAATTATGGAAGTGTCTTTTAGTAAACTTGGAGTATATGGACAATTAGGAAATCAAATGTTTCAATATGCCCTTCTATTAGGTATAAAATATAAATTAAACGCCAGAATAGCAATAGACCCAGAAATAGTAAAAAATTGTTATTTATTTGAATTTTTTGATTTAAAAGAGTTTGTAAAAAAAACAATTAAACCAAATAATTTGTACAAAGAAATTGAATTTTCTTATAATGAGGGAGTTTTTGAAATAAAAGAAGATACAGACTTTGAAGGATATTTTCAAACAGATAAGTATTTTAAACACTGTTCTGCTATTGTTAAGAAGGAGTTTACTTTTAAAGAGGATACAGTAAAAGAAGTTGATATCTATATAAATCAATTTAAAAATAAAAAATTAGTATCTTTACATGTAAGGAGAGCTGGATATCTATTTAATACTGAGTATCATCCATTGTGTACAATAGACTATTATAATAAATCCATGGACACATTAGATGATGGCAATACAATCTTTATATGTACATCTGATGATAAAAATTGGTGTGAAGAAAACCTTAAAAGAAAAAATATAGTATTTAATTCTAATAGTCCGATATATGACATGTGTTTAATATCTAAATGCCATGATCATATAATAGCAAATAGCAGCTATAGTTGGTGGGGATCTTGGTTATCAAATAACGATAATAAAAAAATAATAGCACCTAAAACTTGGTTTGGACCAGCCGCTAATAATTTAGATACAAAAGATATATATTGCGATAACTTTATAAAATATTAGATACACAATGTAAAATATGTTGTAATTATCACAATATAAATTAACTAGACATATTAAAATAATACAAATGCTTACTAGAGAAGGGCACATAAATCATACTAGAAAAGAACTAACTGAAGAGCCTTATTTTATAGCTCTTATAACTACTCTGAAGTTAAATAAAATTATTTCGTATGTTGATGTAGGAGCGAACATAGGTGAGTTTTCTAATATTTTATTTGAACAAATACCTACCCTACAAGATGCTTATTTAATAGAGCCTGAAGAAGGCAATTTTACTTTTTTACAAAATCACATTAAAAACAAAAGTAATTTATATAAGACAGCTATTGGATATAACTTCACTTCTGGAGTTTTGGCGGAAGATATTAATAATGTTGGAGGCCATAGCCTAAGAGAAAGTTCTTATGTTAATACCAGTTTTTTTAATGTAGAAATAAAAACCTTAGAAGAACTAGAACTACCGATAGTAGATTTTCTTAAAATGGATATTGAAGGAGGAGAGTTTAATGTTATTGAAAATTCTAATTACTTACAGCAGATTAGGTGGGTAGATATAGAGTTTCACGGATTAATAGACGCAGAATATATAAAGCAATACTTCCCAGGATACGAAATAATGCTAAATGCTAATATCTGTAATACTGCTAGATATTTTTTAAAGAAGAAATAAATAATATGTACGACTATTTAATAGTAGGATCAGGATTATTTGGGTCTATCTTCGCAAGAGAGATGACGGACAAAGGGTACAAATGCCTTGTTGTAGAAAAAAGATCTCATATAGGAGGAAACTGCTATACGGAGAATATAGATGGAATAAATGTTCACAAATACGGACCTCATATATTCCACACATCAGATAAAAAGATATGGGACTATGTGAATAGATTCGCTACGTTTAATAACTTTAGCTACAGGCCTAAAGTAAATTATAAAGGAAAAGTATACTCATTCCCTATAAATCTCATGACTCTATATCAGGTATATGGAGTAACAACTCCAGATGAGGCTTTTAGAAAGCTAGAGGATGTTAAAGTAGATATACCAAACCCAAAGAACCTAGAGGAGTGGATTCTATCTCAAGTAGGCCCTGAACTGTACAATATATTTGTGAAGGGGTACACCAAAAAACAATGGAAAAAAGACCCAAAAGAGCTACCGACAAGCATAATAAGAAGGCTTCCTATAAGAATGTCTTTTGAAGATAATTACTACGAAGACACGTATTCAGGAATACCAATAGGCGGATACACACAGATATTTGAAAACCTATTATCAGGCATAGAAGTACGCCTAGATACTGATTATTTTAACAACAAGGACTATTTTAACGATATATGTAAGAAAATCATATATACAGGCCCCATAGATAGATTTTACTCATATATGTACGGAAAGTTAGAATATAGAAGCCTCAGATTTGATACTATAAGACTAAATATGTCTGATTATCAAGGTGTTGCTGGTATGAATTATACTGATGAGGAAGTGCCTTTTACTAGGATAGTAGAACATAAACATTTTGAATTTGGAAAACAAAAGAATACTGTGGTAACATTTGAGTACCCAGAATCCACAGGAGATCCATATTACCCAATAAATGATGATACTAATAACTTGTTGTACCAAAATTATAAAAAGATGATGGACAAAGAGACAAAATACATCTTTGGTGGGAGGCTTACAGACTACAAATATTATGATATGCACCAAGTTGTGGCTTCTGCTTTACATAAAAGCCAGAAAGAAAATATTTATAATATATGAACAACTATCAAGTTTTTATTTCTGGGGATGCTGCTGGGCCATTTGACATATACTACGACAGTATATCAGTTGGTACTCAGTTAGACACTGGTGTGTCCAGAAGTAATCTTTTGACAGGCTACAACGTAACAGGAATACCTTCATCAGCAAATAGCATAATAGTATTTAATACGGACTCAGGATGTAATAACTATGTTACCTATTATATAAAACCTCCGACTGCAACTCCTACAGTCACCCCTACACCAACCCCAACCCCTACTGTAGTAGTAGATTGTTCTCTATCTGGAGGGTCTGTTATAGAGCCGACACCACCGCCTACCACAACACCAACAGTAACAGCTACCCCAACACCAACAGCTACACCAACACCAACCCCAACACCAACAGTAACAACCTATACGCTTAGTATATATGCTAAATTTGATGTAGAAGATGCACCAATTGACGCTGTTGCTGTATGGACTTCTCCAACTGGAGACCCTGGTAGTTGGACTAGAAGAGGATCGGCATTAGCATCTAATTGTACTATTAAGTACTTAGCTACGGTTGCCCCAGGCACTACAGTGTATTATTGTGTTGCTGATGGATCAGATGAGACTCTTGTGTACTATACCGGTGTCTCTACTACCGCCACTTGTCCTGCTAGTGTTGGCGGTAGTTCTATTTCTTCCGTTACTGTTAATGCTAATACTGATAGGGCTTTAATCTGTGGAAGCGCACAGGTCTAAACATAATAATAAAAATAAAAAATGTCTACTAAATCAATAACAGTAACAGTATCAAGTATAGGAGCCTCAGCAGGACCTTTTAACATATCTGATAATGTATTAGGAGTGGTTGCAATGAATGTCACTAGATCACAGCTATTAGCAGGGTATCCTGTAAATGTAGATGTAAACGCTACTGTTATAACTGTTACGTCTATCGGCACATGTACTACTTCTTTAAACATAAATCTGTCTACTCCAACTCCCACACCAACTCCCACAATAACTCCAACCCCTACGGTATCTCCAACTCCGACACAAGCTCCTATATACTTCGATAGTAATTTTACAAATAGCAGTAATAACTGTGGAAGTGGCGGCAGAATATGGTCAAGGCTAGTAGCACCAGCAGGAACAACAGTAGAGTTTACAGTAACTTCTCAACAATTTATAACTAGTATAAACTCTGTAAGTGCTTCTATATCCGGCATATTGTACGAGACGGTGCTGCCTGCATCAATTCCAGCACTAGGAACAGTGGTAACATCTTCATACGCTAGTGTAACTTTAGCTGGAATACCAACATCTCTAACAAATACACAAGTTACGACAGTTACATCCCCATCAATAGGATACAAAGATTACATATTAGTTTACAGGACTAATAATTTAGCATCAAATTTTACAAACGGTCAAGCTACTGTAACAATAACAAAAGTAAATGGGGTATCTGTAGTCAACGGAGGAAGCCTATCTACCTCGTATAACTGTTCTGATGTCACTTATTATGATTACTCTATATCTTCTGTTGGTTATGCAAATTGTGGAGCCGCTTGTGATTCTACAGTATTACCAACAACAACAGTATACGCAACAGTTTCAAATGAAAATCTACTGGTAGCCCAGTATTTATACACTAAATCTGGAACAACATATACTTTATGGACTGGAGGAGACGGATTGTATCACAGAATAACTAGAGTAGGAAATATGGGAAATGGTTATTCTGCTGTTGTAATTCCTACAGGAAGAGTAGTATCTGTTAATACATGTACTAGTGTGAGTCCTGGAACATGTGGCTAATAATATAAAAATATGATAACTTATCAAGATTTTAAACTTAACTTTACTAATAATCACATGATTATAGAACGTACTATAAAATGTACTATTAAAGATCATGAGATGAACTATAGCTACAACCCATCTTTATTAAATTCAGGAAGCGAAGAAACTATGTTAGCTTTTGCAACAGGGTCTGATTTCATGCCATATGCAAGTGCAGTAGGGTTTTATAATGACGCTAATGATTTATTGATGGTAGCTAAGTTTGCACAGCCAGTGCCGATATCAGCAAATACAGATACGAATTTCTTAATTAGAATGGATATATAATATGTGGTTTTACAAAGGTCAGGTTATAACAGACATCTCTCAGTTTCCAGAAAATGCATACGGTTTCATCTATAAGATAAGAAAGATAGACGGGGGCAAATTCTACATAGGCAGAAAGAATCTAATATCAGAGAGGAATAAACCTCTAACAAAAAAGGAGCTATCAGAGCATACCGGTAAGGGTAAGAAACCTACTAAAAAGAAGGTAGTCTCTGAAAGCGATTGGAAGACCTATTACGGGTCTAACGCAGCTCTTAAGGTCGATGTAAAGGAGCTAGGTAAAGAATCCTTTATTAGGGAGATAATGCACATATGTACCCACAAGAAACAGATGACATACCAAGAGCTAAGACACCAGATTATAAATGGGTGCTTAGAGTCTACAAACTGCTATGTTGATAACATTCTCGGTAAGTTTTGGAGAAAAGATATTTAGTCGTATCTTTGGTTAATGGAGAATGTTCTTTCAGGACTATTAGATCAAGTATTAGGGTACGGAGAAAAAGCAACAAGAACTAACAGGAAATATCATTGCCCTTTCCCTGATTGTCCTACTCATGGAACATCAAAAAGAAAGATAGAGATCGATGTAATTACGGATTCCGAAGGTAATAATAGATGGGCTTGTTGGGTATGCGGTAATAAAGGACGCACCATAAGATCTTTATTTAGGAAAATAGGTGCCACAGCTAGCCAACTTAGAGACCTAGCTAACATAATAGTAAGAACAGATAGGGAAGACCAGGACACTGCGCAATTTGATGGCATACTTCCGGTAGAATATAAATCTTTATTGGAGATAAAACCTCACGATATACTGGCAAAACACGCCATGTTGTATCTAAAAAAGAGAGGAGTAACAGAACAGGATATAGTCAAGTACCAGATGGGGTATTGTGAAGAGGGGCCTTACGGAGAAAGAATAATAATGCCTTCTTTTGATGCTGCTGGTAAGATAAACTTCTTTGTAGGGAGATCATTTGATCCAGAAGTAAGGCTAAAATATAAATACCCACAGGCTTCTAGAGATATTATCCCATTTGAGATGTACATTAATTGGGATATACCTGTGGTTTTGTGTGAAGGAGGGTTTGATATGCTGGCTATTAAACGTAATGCCATACCGCTGCTGGGTAAGTCTATAACTCCCAAGCTGATGAAAAAACTAGTAGAATCAAAAATACAGAAAGTATACGTAGCTTTGGACAAAGATGCAATAGCAATGGCTTTAAAGCACTGTGAGACTCTTATGTCACTAGGAAAGAAGGTATTTTTGGTAGAGATGGATGATAAAGACCCATCTTCTATGGGGTTTGAGGCGTTTCTATCTCTTATTCAGCAGGTGGAGCCTCTAACAACTAATAAACTATTAAAATATAAAATGTCACTATAATGGAAAATAAATCAAACTTCCTCATCCAACTGGATGAAACTCAGTACCAAACCCCAGATATAACTAAGAAAGGGGTTGCCAAAGCTGCTACAAACATATATACCGCAGTAATGAACGGGGATATGTCTGCTGTTGACGTAGCTGTGATGCTTAAGTTCGTAGAAGAGACAGGTAAAAGTCTTAAAGAACTGGCAGACGATAACGGTAAAAATACTTTTGTAGACTTAGTACGAGAAGATATAGAGAAGAACGCAGATGATGGTAAGACTTTCAATACCAAACATGGTGTCAAGTTTGAACTATACGAGGCAGCTACAAAGTTTGATTACGAGTCCTGTGGAGACCCTGTATGGAATAGACTTAGCAAGGAGGCAGAACTGGTAAAGATGAAGATGAAAGAAAGAGAGTCTTTTCTTAAAGGATTAAAATCTACAATAACAATGAATATAATGGATCCAGATACCGCTGAGTTCCATGAAAATGTAGAATTATACCCACCAGCCAAGTCCTCCACCTCTACCTACAAACAAACGATGATTAACGGATAAATTCGATATTTATAACAGTATCGAATAAATATGCAAGAACAACATCCGTGCTACTATCCTGGGGAATTCGCACCCCCAACTAAAATGCATTTGAATGCATTGTACTGGCTATTAAATAGACCAGAGATAAGTCATGTCCATGTGGTAATAGGGAAAGATAACGGTCCGATAAGCCAAGATCAAAAGGCAAAAATGTGGGAGATGCTAATGAAGTCTAGTTTTTCACCGCAAGCCACAGTTATAAAATCAAAAGAAAACGGACCTCTTAGTGAAGTATATTCTATATTTGAAGCCAAAAGCGACAAGCCAGCTTATGTAGCACTAGATGAAAAAACAGCAAGGAATAAAAAATTGCAAAATAAATTTGATAAATTCCCTTATTACGGGATGCAACTATTACCTTCTCAATTCTTTAAATCTTCTGCAAACTTACAGCAAGCTATACAAAATGATGATAGAGCAGCAGTAAAAGGAGAACTACCTGATGATTTTTCAGATACACAAGTAGATGAGTACATGAGAATATTAAAAGCACCATCGACATTATCCGATGAGCCTCTACAAGATAAATCACCTCTAATAAATTATAAAGAAGAGTACACCAAGAAATTCAGTGATGGATTCTGGAAGAGTGTATTTGAGCCCCTTAAACAAGACGATATATGAAACTAAGAGAAATATTCCTAGAAGCATTTGATGATTGCGGCTGTTCTGGAGATACTTTATCCGAAGGATTGAGGTACCATGTAGATAATGATAGACCTCTCACAGAGAATATCTATAGACCATTCTCTAAGAAGTACTTCGACTTATTCAAAGAAGCTCGTGAACTATATAAGAAAGGTCTAATAGTAATAACTGAGGAAGAAGAGAAAATTCTATCTAATACTGATCTAGGAGAGTATGGTTATTATAACGGGGTAAAAGTTCCATTAGACTTTCCCATGAGTATGGAGCAAATACAAGAGGTGAAGCATCAAGGCAAAGACGTTGAATTAAATAAACCAAAGCGTGGTGGAAGTAAAAAGTTCTACGTATATGTACGTAAACCAGGCGGAGGTGTTAAGAAAGTATCTTTTGGAGATACAACAGGGTTAAAGGCTAAGATAAATGATCCTAAGGCTCGTAAATCTTTTGCAGCTAGGCATAAATGTGCACAAGCTAAAGATAAGACTAGCGCTGGTTATTGGTCGTGCAGACTTCCAAGGTATGCAAGTATGCTTGGGTTAAAATCTAATTTTACAGGATTCTGGTAATATGGAAGACAGGCCCTACACAGAAATATACAATGAAGGTTGGTACGAAAGAGTATTCAAAGCTGATGTAGACTCTGGAGAATTAAGGTGGCATAGGGATAAAGAGGATCGTATAATCGAACCTATAAAAC